CGGAAGTTTAAACCGTCTTTAAGAACACGAAACTCTTTCGAGAGACGAGTCCTTTTAGGTTCGTCACAGCCACTAATTGCGCCGCATAGAGCGGCGTTAATTAAAAGCCTATACCGAACTGTTGGCAGTTTAACGAGCTGTTTACTAACTTCACAACTAAGTTTTTCATACTTAGGGCGAAAGAAGGGTGAATGAATCCCCGCATCTGCGTTCTCATACATCGGAACATACCTGACCTTACGGTCAGGTCTATGTAAAAGACTTTTGAGAAAAGCAATGCTTAAAGGAAGACATACACCAGTTCTGACGCACCATTGCGTAAGTTGGTTAATAGCTACGTACACTTCTTGTTCGAGTTCCAAACCTTTTATATAAACAGGTGTGGCCTCAAAGCCATAGTAGAAGTCTCCACCACAACTTTCCTTGAAGTAACCGTTTTTAAACGATTTATCTTCATTGATATCAAAACCCCAACTAGTAGCCACTCTAACAAACTCATTAAAAAGAGAAGTTTGAATGACGACGTCATCGCCGAAGACACCATAAGTTAAGTCTTTACCTTCCCAGACGTGATACTTAGCATCCAGATAAACCCGATTAAGGGCATAAACTAAAGATGCAAATATAAGCGTCATAACAGGAAAAGTAAAGCCATTGCCCATGGTAGATATCATACGCAGTGAGGTAAAAGAACCCTCATTTTCTATTTCTCGTGATGAGCTTTGCAATAAAGCAAAATACCAATCACTAGGGAATAAAGCTCTTATAAGACTAGGACTTATCATATCGGAAGCATTTCTGCAATCGATTGTTGACAAGCCATAGTCGTGCAAAGAGGCTCGACGTGCAAGCTCAGAATTAAAATCCTGTTGCGTTGCAATATCAAGTCCTTTGTACTTAAGAGCTTGAGAAATATAGAGACCTAACGATTTTTGAACAGCCATATTAAGGCTAGGCTCAATAGCAATCGTACGTCTCTTTTCTGCGTTTTTGGGAACGGTGGCAAGTCTGCTTCCACGAACTACTTTCAGTTGAAAGTGCTCATCTTGCAAAGTATCTATAACAAGTAACTTGGCAATAGGAAGACATGCTTGTGTAACAGTACCAGTATCTAGCTTAGAAAGGATGGAATAATCTTCCAGTCCATTAGAAGCCTTAGGCCCGAAAGCCCACAAACTGCGTAACAAGTTAACATCAAGAGTAACACCAGACACGCCGGAATTACAGCGTGAAAAATACTCCAAAACGTGATAAATGAAATCTTGAGCTTCGCCCAATATTTCACGATCACGCTCCGAATTGCAAGGAAGAGGGAGCCG